TTCCGGCTCCCCAGAGGAAAAGCAACAGGCTGTGAAAGAAGACTCTGAAGAAGAGTACAGCGGCAAAGTCCAGAAGCGAATCAAAAAGCTAGTGGACCAACGCAGAGAAGCTGAGATCCAGTCTCGCCAGTTTCAAGAGGAAACCGCGCAGCTGAAATCTCGCCTAGAGCGTCTAGAGCAAGGCAATCAACATCAAGCTGAAAGTCAGTTCAACACACGGTACAAGCAGACTCGAGCTGCTCTTTCTAAGGCTGTTGAAGAGGGCGACACAGAAGCTCAGGTGTCTTTCAGTGAGCAGTTAACTGACATGAGAGCAGCTATGCGGGTTGCTGAAATGCAAAAGCAGATGTCCTCGCAGAAAAAAGAATCCTCCCCAGCTCAGAATCCAGCTCAGAATCCAGCTCCCAAGAAAGCCATGGACTGGTGGGAGAAAAATAGTTGGTTCAACAGTCGTGGTTTTGACCGCGAAACAACTGCAGCTAGAGCTATCGATGTCCAGCTGGATCTTGAAGGATTCGACAAAGATTCAGAAGATTACTACGATCAATTAGATTTTCGTTTACGAAATGTGTTTCCTGAGCTAAACTCGGGGAAAGTGCAAGGCAAACCAAGAGCAAAAAGCAGAGCACCAGTAGCGCCAACTGCAGGCGGCTCAGGATCACCTCGCACAAACGGCAGGACTCGGATGACTCAAGAACAACTTCGAATGGCCAGAGAGCTGGGCATAACTGATGAAAAAGGGTTGAAAGCATATGCAGCTGAAATTCAAAAACAGGCAAGGAGTTAAGTCATGACGAAATCCCGCAATGTACGCGCAGCTGAGACTCGCGAAGAAGTCCGTGCAGAAGAGGCTCGTCCTTTGACCGCATGGAAACCACCATCGTTGTTAGATGCACCGAAGCCTCGTCCTGGCATGGTCCAACGATGGGTAACAACCTCGATTCAGGGTAAGGACTCACCAGACAACGTATACAAGCGTATGCGTGAAGGTTGGTCTGCACGCCCTGCTGATACCGTTAAAGATGAGTTGTTTCCGACCATCAACCACGGCCAGTGGGCAGGATCTATTGGAATTGAAGGCATGCTGCTTTGCGAAATGCCTGTTGAACAACGAGAGTCGCAGAAGGCTTGGTACAACAACAGGAACAAAGAGCAGAATGAATCCATTTCTGGGGATCTTGATGCGTTAGGACATAATAATGGGCAGCCGATTTATCAAGATCGGAAGTCTGAAGTTAGCCGTGGCAGGAATGTTTCTGTCATGAATGATTAATCTTTAACGCTAAGGAGCGATAATATGGCAAATGTAGATGCCGCATTTGGGCTAGTCCCAGTTCGCCAAATGAGCGGTAATTCACCTCGTGCTAATAAGTACACCATTGCTAGCGGTCTTGCTGAGAACATCTTTATGGGTGATCTGGTGATTCTGATTAACACAGGTCTGCTTACTCCGCACTCAGCTGGAGAGGCCAATAACATTGGTGTCTTTGCTGGTGTGTCTTACACCGCTGCAGATGGTTCTTATGTTTATAGTGAATACTGGCCTTCAGGCACAGTTGCTACAGACATCATAGCATATGTGTATGACGATCCATACACTGTGTTCAAGATTCAGTCCGCTGGAACCCCCGCCCAGACTAATATCGGCAACTGTGCTGATGTTGTTGCTGGCGCAGGTTCAACTTTAACTGGTCAATCTGGCTTCGAGCTTAGTGGAACAATGGCTGCAGGAATCGCTTCTTGCAAGATCCTTGCAATTTATGACTCACCAGACAACGCATTCGGCGCAAATGCTATCATGGAGGTTCTAATCAACGAGCACCTTCTTGGTACAAATGTAGCTGGTATATAAGGAGGGTCTGAACGATGGCAATGAATAGAGCATCATTTGCAAAAATGCTTGAGCCAGGACTGAACACTCTCTTCGGTCTTGAGTACGATACATATCCAGCTGAGTATGCTGCGGTATTTGAAAGCAACACTTCGCAGAAAGCATTTGAAGAAGATGTCTTGCTGCAAGGTTTTGCATCAGCTCCAACTAAATCTGAAGGTGCGGCTGTATCTTACGATGCTGCTTCCCAACAGTGGACTGCTCGCTACCAGCACGAAACGATTGCTCTGGCATTCTCAATCACTGAGGAAGCTGAAGAGGATGGCCAGTATGGCTCAATCGCTTCTCGCTACACAAAAGCTCTTGCGCGGTCGATGGCTTCGACCAAAGAGATCAAGGCCGCTAATGTCTTGAACAATGCGCAAGCTGGTGGCTTCACAGGTGGGGATGGTGTTACTCTTTTGAGTGCTGCGCACCCAACCACACATGGAGTTCAGTCCAATGTTCTTGGAACAGCGGCTGACCTTTCGGAAACTTCCCTCGAATCTGTCCTCATTCAAATCTCTGATATGAAAGACGATCGTGGGCTCCGGATTGCTGCTCAAGGCACTCAGCTGGTTATCCCAACTGCATACCAGTTCGTGGCAGAGCGTCTCTTAGAGTCTAATCTGCGCACAGGAACAGCAGACAACGACATCAACGCAGTCAAGTCTGGCGGCTACCTGCCCAAAGGCTATCATGTGATGCGTCGCTTGTCGGATGCTGATGCTTGGTTTATCCAAACTGACGTTCCTGATGGACTGAAGCATTTTGTCCGTTCGCCTATGAAAAAAGGCATGGAAGGTGACTTCGAGACTGGTAATGTTCGCTACAAAGTTCGCGAACGCTACTCTTTCGGCTTCACTGACTGGCGTGGCATCTTCGGCTCAGAAGGCGGTTAAAAATTGGGGAGGGCACCTGTCCTCCCTTTCATCCTGACAGCGAGAGCTGACTTAACCCAGACAGGAGATTCATAATGGGTACTACAACTTTTTCAGGACCAGTCAAAGCTGGACCAATCAAAGTAACAACAGGCACAACAGTCGGTTCTGACATGAAGAACACAGGCTTTGCGGTTCTTTCCCAGACAGCTGTGATTGATCAAACAGCAACAACAACCACCACAGATATTATTATCCCACCAAACAGTCAGCTTATATCAATCGATGTTACTGTCAAAACAGCGTGGAGTGGTGGAGCAACGACTCTTGGCTTGGGTAGCGTTGGTGCGGCAACCACTCTGACTGCTGCTGGAGCTATTCAATGTAATGCTGTTGGTATTATCGCTGCTAGTCCTGGAACAGACGCGACTCGCACGACAAAGTGGCTGAACACAGGCACAGGCGATCACAGGCTTATCGTGACCACAGCGAACACTGGCAATGGTGTTGGCGCAGTCACCGTTGTCTATGCACAAAGCAACAACATATTCTAATTTATTGGTGGGGTTTCGGCCCCACCAGAATTTATAGGAGGGCGTCCCAATGAGCTCAGACATCACAGCAACCACCATTCAAGACACTCAAGCGGCGTCCACCACGTTTATCGCGGTAGCGGCAAGGCCAACTGGTGCATTTACGTTAGCCAACACTCAATTTAATGCCACACACGCAAGATCAGTAACCGTCACAACAACAGGATCTGCTGATGCTGGCAAAACTGTTACGATTGTGGGTACTGACTATAATGACAAGCCAGAATCACAAGTGATTACTTCTCTGGGCAGCGCCAGCACTGTCGGAGGTCCGAAATTCTTCAAGACTATTACCTCAGCGACTTGCAGCGCACAATATGCAGCAAATGTCTCTGTCGGAATGTCATCAGCAGGGGTGGCTACGTTCTATGCTGGTCGAAGGCGGTTGAAGGCATTCACTATCATATCGACGGGCACAGCAGGAAAGATAGATTTTTTCAGCGGCGATCCTGACGATGGCGGTCAACTATTCTCTACATTTTCTAGTGGAGTAGACAATTCTTCTGATGATGTATTTATCCCAGACGAGGGGATCTTGTTTAAACAAAACCTTTCTATTTACTACAACACAACACACAGTAAGCTGCTAACGGCTTTTCACGCATAGGAAAACCAAATGGCGACATCGAACACATACTCTTTCCGGCCAGATGTTGAAGAGATAATCGCTGAATCATTTGAGCGTTGCGGGATTGATGACGAAACTCGAACAGGCTATCAGGCCAAGGCAGCTCGCAGGAGCCTTAATTTGCTTTTTAGCGAGTTTGCTAACCGTGGCATAAATTATTGGGCTGTCCAGAATAATACATTGGCTTTGGTGAAAGACCAGATCACTTATACGTTGCCAGTCGGAACCATAGACATGATAGATGTTGTGATTCGACAGACAGCAAATGGCACCACTACTGACACCACCATCCAAAGAGTCAGCCTATCTGGGTACAACCAGCTGCCAAACAAAGCATCTTCTGGGAAGCCAAGCCAGTACATGTTGGACAAAACTTACACCCCAACGATAAATGTCTGGCAAGTTCCGGACACTGGAGGCTACAGCTTGCTTTATTGGTCAATAAATCAACTAGAAGATATATCAGCCAGCAACCAAGATGCAGACATACCATACAGATGGACAGATTGCCTTTGTGCTGGTTTGGCTAGTAAGCTGGCAATGAAATATGCACCTGATAAATTTGACCTTCTAAATCGGGTTTATGAAAGAGCATTCGAGTTCGCAGCAGCCACCGACAATGATGGTGTTTCAATGAGAGTCCGACCAAGAGGGCTGAACCTTTACTGATGGCAAGATTTAGGTATGCAAAGGGCAAGAAATCTTTAGCGATAAGTGATCGCTCTGGCCTACGTGTGCCTTATACTCAGCTCAAGACAACTTGGGATGGTCTCAGGGTTTCCCCAGAAGATTGGGAGCCAAAACAACCACAGTTGACTCCCGCTAAGAATGTTGTTGACGCCACAGCTCTTTTCAGCCCAAGACCAGACAATGACCCAGAAAATGCCGAGGTATTTATAGGGTTCAATTACGACATATTTGTCGACCGTAGATTAACAACTAATGTGGGGGTTGCTGGAACATCGTTTGTGGGCAGTTCAACTTTTGAAGTACAGAACACTTCTCAAGCTGGAGTTGGTGGCACGGGAGCTGCTGGGCAAGTTAGCCTGTTTGTTACAATTGATTATGCAGCCACTGGCGTTGGCAGCACAGGTGGTGTGGCTA